CCTGAAGACTGAGCTGCGGGGGGCTCACCAGTATCCAGTAAACGAGAACGAGGTTCGCCATTACCTAGAACGAGAAACGAGATCCTGCATCCTGAGCTGCACGTCCTCAGGCCACCAACCTAACAAAGAGGAAAAAATTGGTGGCCAGAGCACGAGAACGAGCTTACGCTGAGCTGTTACCTGGATCCCAGCTCCCTGAGCACCTGCTGCTGGACCGTGGGCCATTGATAAGGGGCCGAGAACGAGAAACGAGGGGTCAGTAAACGAGGTTCAGTGAACAGTGACACCGGTCTGTACAGTTCAAGGACACTCTGCAAGGGGGTCTTACCCAAGTTCTCTTTTAGGATAATTACTTTACCACCTGCTTTCACATACTTATTGATCCACACAATCTGCCACTTATTTAGTGCGGGATAACTTAACGAATCTGATTTTAATTCTATCCAAAATACTTCTTGTTTATGTACTGCATGAATGTCAGGAATTCCATTGATAGTGCTAGATTCTATGCGTGTTAGAAAGCAATCAGTCAGTCCTTTCTTAACCTTTTGCCAAAGCCTAGCTTCATTGTTTTTAGAGCTCATGATCTAATCAGTATTTAAATTTTAATTTGTCTAATTGATTTGATTACTGCTGTTGGGATAATAGTTGTATTACCGATATTGTCAAATGTAGGTTTATCTTTTGTTTTAATATAATCTGTAAATATTCTAGTAATCCCTTTGCTTTGACTTAATAGATAACCCTTTGATACACATACAGGTAATTGTTCCTTACTTAAATCTTTTGTGCTAGACCAGCCAGCATCACCTTCGATATCAAGCCACTCTATTTCCACAAATGGATAATCATCGATTATATTACCGAGAGTTTTAAAATTAAAGTTTAATATTTTAGACTGTTGTCTTTTCTTTTTAGTCATCTATCTTTACCTTTATTTTACCAACTGAAGTAGTGATGGTTGAGTTATGTACTTGATTAAAAGCATCTAACCATTCAGACCAACTAGCCTTCTTCAATTGTCGTAACGTCTTCGGACTTAAACTCAATCGTTTTGGTGTTGTGGCCATCGATCTTGTTTGATAATTCCTCGAGCTTTTTTTCAAGTTGCTCACGTGACATACCCTCCAAACCACTAACAGTTATTTCTTTTTTATCTATGTAAGCTCCAGCCAATTGACCAGATCTATACTCAGCATTGATAGCAGCAGCGAATTGTTTTTCTTTCTCTGCCTTGTCAGCGATTCTTTCTAACCTTTTATATCTTCTAAGGTTGTCACCTTCGTATTTTTTAACTTCTCTCTCAAATAATTTATCAAAGTATTTTGCAATATGGGGATGTAGTTTTCTGGATAACATTCTAGATGCAACAGAGCCATAATCTTTTTCATTAGTGCAAACATAACCTGCACGTTTTAATGCTTCAGCTTGAGTAATTGATCCCCAATCTTTCACATANATTTCTACAAACATTTTTTGTTTAGGAGTTAGATCGAGTTCAGTTCGTAACTCTTTTTTCTTGAGTCCACCAGGCATATTATTTTAATTTATTTTTATCTCTTTGAGATAGTTTAGGATCCATTCTTAGTCTAGCTTTAACATCATTTTTAGCCATACCCCTAATAGCTGGTTTTTGTTTCAAAACAGAAGTTGTGCTTTCCCCATAAATTCTATGATAATCTCTGATAGGAAATCTAAATTGTTTTATACGACCCGATGGATCTTGTTTTAATTGTTGAGACTTTGTAGCACCTTTGGTTCTTCTTTTAATTTCTTCTTTAACAATCTCAAAAGTTTTTCGACCACCTTCTTGTATATATTTTTTATAAGCACCTTTTACACCTGTGCTAAGTAATCCACCTAATAATAATTTTTTATACATAATTTTCTACTATATAGATATTTCAGAGTAATGACTAGTTCCTAATAACCAACTGTTTGCGTTCCAGCAAGAGTGGTGTATCCAAGATACACCATAGATACACCATAGATACACCACTAAAATTGATTAAAACCATTGATACAATTGACTAATAGAACATTAGATACACCAGATACACCTCTTTTACCCTCTGAGCACTTTCTTTTTTCAATCACTCTGTATAATCTATATAGTAAAAGTTTTGTGACATTTATGCAACAGTAGGTTGCGCACATTATCCGTTGTCCGGTGTCCATTATTCTGTTATATCTTACACTTGTTTCTGGGGGTCTTTTAGATTGCTCTCTGTTATAGCCTCCAGAAGCTCAATCACTTAATCTTTTTAAATTTTCCTTAACAATCAAAGTCTTAATATACCTTCTCTCTTCCTTAGTATTAGCCGATCTATACTTTCTATATAACTCTCGATATTTAATCCATGACAACTGTAACTTAGTGAAATAAATTTTAGTACTATCTACTAACTTTAAATATTCACCTCTTACAAAATCGGGATCCATGTCAGCACCCCAACAGATGTCTTTAAATGATTCACTATTATCTACAAACCACACATGACTATCGTACTTGTAGTAAGTATCTTTTTTAAATGCTGAAGGGTTCACGGCATCCTCTAACGCCTGCACCAGGATAGCTTGGAACAATCTTTGTTCTGGGTATTCTTTAGTGTTTAAAAGTTCCAGAGACAACTTAATGCCCAAAAATTTTAACAAGGCCGGTGAGCAACTCATAAGCTTTTTTCTCCTTCATTGGAGGATGTTTTTTACGGGATGCAAAAGTAGATTGTCGCCATTTGTTTTTGGCATAGACCTCAAAGTAAAGATCCCACATACGTTCTAAGTAGTACATCTTTTCTTCCCCAGACATAACACTCATTAGGAGTTTACTTTGTTCTGTTATTCTATCAGTTTTTTTGGCACTCATTTGCATAACCACAGTGTGGGAAAAGATATGGATTGTGTGATCTAACACCATGGTTAAGCATTTTTAACAACCAGTTTAATGCCTTTGGCCTGAGCCGCAGCCTTTCTTCCTGATCGCCATCTATCCTCAATTTTCTCGAGGAAAGAAAGACTAAAATTTCCTAAACCAAAATCATTTCCACAATACAACTGAAACATTAAACTTGTTAACTCATCATACGTTTTTTTATTTGGACAGACCATAACAAGCTTGTCCAACGCATGGTTTAATGCTTCTTCACTACTCTTCATAGCTTTTTCACCCACAAAATATCCTTTTTATTTTAAAGTTAAATTTGAGTTTCGTTGTTAGATAGAAATAAAGTGTTTTGAAAGCCCCACTTATTTCATTTAGGCTTAGGAATACATTTATATTAATACGTATTTTAATTTTGATTGCAAGTAAAAAAAAAGGGCCAGTCTCCCGGCCCTTAGTCAACACTAAGACTTATGCAGCTTGCGTGTCTATCACTTACTTCAAGAGTTTCTTTCCTTGGCTAAGTAAATTCTCTTTCATCTTAGGTTCTGCTAAACCTTCTTTCTTAGCAATTTTTTTAATCGAATCACTAACCATTTTCTTAATCATGTTACCAGGATTTCTAAGGCCATTCGCCCCCATAGCCCTAATGATTGTGTATGATTCGATATCCACTGCAATTGATTTCCATTTGTTTACGTCCATTGTTTCTCCTATTTGTCTTGGTACTCTTTAGTTTTAAAAAACTCAACCAAATTAATTCTTTTACTTGGCACTCGTCCTGCATTAAATATTTTTTCAAATATTTCAATATAATCAGCAGTAGAAGTTCCAGCAAGCAACCAACTCGATCTTTGTTTACAGGCAGTTTTAAATCTAGTGAAATCCCATCTAGGGTGTTTGTCAGCTACTATATAAGCATGCACCATAGATCGTTTCATTCTTTTGCTAGTGTCTTCCATACCTACAAAGTAACGTCTCAACTGCATCAGTTGTGATCCAATACGATCACAGTTTTCGATACCTCCTGCAGGGATTGAGAATGAACCTGTTTTAAAATCAGTGGATATTCTATTCCAAAGACTAGATATTTTTAGAAGCAGTACAATTACTTCTGCAACATTCATACCGTACTGGCTCATTTTACTTTTACAGATTTTATAATCCATTTTATTTCTAGCACAGTGTTGACCCAAGTAATCATTCATGGACCAATTCTTACGTCCTGTGTTTAGTCTAGCCACATCTAATGGATCTTCACTATCCATAATAATATATGGAATCTTAAGATCTAGTTGTTTCCTAGCCTCAAGGGTATGTTGGCCATCAATGACCTCCATGTTTTTATTAACTCTAATTGGATCTTCAAGATCTCTGCTAGAAATTAATTTCTTTAGTTGTTCAACATGCGCTGCATCCACAGGTCTGTTGCCTCTTGTTTTTTTGAACTTCGTATAATCCGTAGTTTCAAAAAATTTATTAACAATCGCTTTGTTCATATCTTTTCCTCTTTGTTGGTTAACTTAAAATTAAATACCCCAATGATGCAAAAATAAATAATAAAACTTTTGCAGGGATAATTGTTAGTAATGCAATAAACATCATACTAAATATGAGGTCTTTCATCGGCACCTCTCTGTTGATCTTGTATTAGTTTATTTGCAATTTCTTCGTTGATTGGATAGATAGGCATGTCTTCGAAAAGCATAGAACACTGCTGTAACATTGACATAACTTCTTGGTACGCTTCATCCTGGTACTCTAACGGTTCTCCACTCATGTCAGTTTTGGGTAGTTGTGACAAGATATTATCTACCTTTGCACTCCAATCCTTAAACACTTGTGAATCACATTTCATTGCTGTTGCCATTTGGCCTCCTCTTTGTTAGTATTGTTATGTATCTTTATATAAACATTTTAATGGGATATGCAAGTAAATAATAAGCTAGGATAGTATA